TTGCTGGTGTTGGCGGCGGCGGCGGCGGTGCTGCTCGTTCTGGAACTAGCACCAACGTCAATTTTACAGTTACTGGTGGAAACGGAGGTGCTGGCGGTGTAGGTGGCGGCGGTGGCGGCGGTGGCGGTGCTGCTGTACTTGCTTCAACAAATACGGCAAACGCTCAAGCAATAACTAGTGGTGCTGGCGGCGCTGGCGGTTCTGGACTTGTTATAATTACAGCTTACTAATAGGAGAAAAAAATGACAGTAAAAAAATATGCCATAGTAAATGGAGACAAACTTTATAATCGAATATTAATTGAAGATTCTGAAGTAGAAAATTATGTTTATTGGGAAGATCCAGAAGCAATCTTAATTGAAGATGAAGATGATAAATATGCTTTTGTAGAACCAGAATGGATTAAAAATGCCAAACCAGTAGTTGAAGATCCGTTTGCTAATTTAACACTTGAGCAAAAGCAACAAATTGCTGCTATACTTGGTATTGGTAGTTCGGAAACCACTACTACAGTTGACAATCCAGCATAGAATATGCTATAAATAACAATGTTACAATACCCACCATATAGTATTATTAAAGAGGAAATTAAAATTATGGCTACTGATACTGCTGCTCTACGTGAAAATTTTGAGAATCAACTCAAGAACATCAACGAGCAAATTGTTAAGCTAGAGGAAGATCTAGCAAAAGCGAAAGAGTATAAAACCAAACTCCAAGGTGGTCTGGAAACTCTTCAAATTCTGGATCCAAAAGAAGAATCTCCAGCGGAAGAAACTCCAGTTTCAGAAACTGAAGTTGTAGAGTGATCCTTCAACCCCCTTTGGGGGTTTTTTAATGTAGAGGTGATATGAAATTTGAATCTATTGTAGGGCAATATTTAAATAAAAGACAGGCATTTTCTTATCCATCTCAATATGCAATGATTCGTATTGTATATAAAGATCTGGGAAATAATCAATTACATTCACAAAATTGGTACGAATATCAATATCCGAAGGGGAAACCTTATAGACAAGAATACCACAAGTACGAATACATTACAGAAAAAGAAGTAGCATTCCAATCATACAATATGAATTGGGAGTTAAATTGTAATTACCAATTTAATTTCGTGAATGGTTTTTGGGTTGCTACTCTGTGTGGAGAATGTATTGTAAAAGGAATTAGAATTGTCAGTGAAGTTAAATTCAATCACGACCAATACATAGCAAAAGATGCTGGTTATAATGAAGACGGTAAATTAGTTTTTGGAAAAGATTCTGGTGGTCCCTTTGTTTTTGATAGGTTATAAATATAAAAAAGAGTATTTAAATACATGGCAAGACCATCTACTCGCCAGGGATTAATTGATTATTGTAAACGTCAACTTGGTTATCCTGTGTTGCAAATTAACATTGACGATGATCAAGTTGATGATATTATTGATACTGCTATTCAATTTTTCCAAGAGTGGCATTATGATGGTGTAGAAACAATGTATTTAAAACACCAAATCACAGAAGAAGATTACAATAGATTTGGTGGATCTAATGAATCGGAATCAGCTCCAATAGAAGGAGATCTTTGGGTTAATAGAAATAATTACATAGAAGTTCCAGATCACGTTTTAGGTGTCACAAAAGTATTTGGAGTTTCTTCTAACTGGATTCGTAATGATTTGTTTGGTTTAAGTAACCAGTATTTCTTGATGGATATTTTTTCATTCTCATCTGGATTTGCTTTTGGTAATTTTGATATGACAAATTATTATATGATTCGTCAGTATTTTGAAACTCTAGATATGGTTGTTAATACTGGTGCTTTAGTTCAGTTCAGATTTAATAAACGCCAAGATCGTTTATATATTGATATTGATAAAGCAAGAATATCACCTGGAAATTATCTATTAATTGAATGCCATCGAGCACTAGATCCAGAAGATTGGTCTCAAATTTACAATGATAGTTTCTTAAAAAAATATGCTACTGCTTTAATGAAAAAGCAATGGGGTCAAAATTTAATTAAGTACAATAATGTAACTCTTCCTGGTGGATTAAATTTAAATGGAAGACAATTGTATGAAGATGCTATTGCTGAGATACAACAATTAGAAGATGATATGCCTACTAAGTATACACTTCCACCAATTGATATGATCGGATAATATGCCTACTAGTCCTTATTTTCCCACGTATTATGATGGATACGAAGGGGAACAAAATCTACTACAAGATTTAGCAGACGAACAAATTAAATTGTTTGGTTCTGATATCTATTATTTGCCAAGGACTATTTTAAAAGAAAGTCCAATTGATGATATTGTATATTCAAAATATCAAGATCAATTTCAAATTGAAATGCTTCTACAAAACGTAGAAGGATTTGGAAATCAATCAGAATTTATTAGTAAATTTGGATTGAGAATTACGGATGAAATTAGATTTACCGTATCACAGAGAAGATGGCAAGAAGCTTCATCTGGACACACATTAACTATTCCAGAAAGACCCAATGAAGGAGATCTGTTGTATGTGCCTTTGACTAAAGCTTTATACGAAATAAAATTTGTACAGAGAATTAGTCCTTTCTTCCAGTTAGGAAAAATTTATTTTTATACTATTGTGGCAGAAATTTACGAAATTGGTAGCGATGATATTGATACTGGAGTTGATGCTATTGACGAGATTGAACAATTATTCAGTTCTGCTATAGGATTGATAATGAGTCCATCTGGTATCGGTAATTTTGAACCTGGAGAATTAGTGACAAGTAACCCAGGAAATATTACTGCTAAAGTTAAGTCGTGGAATCCCACCACCAGAGTATTACAATTAGTAGATAGAACTGGAAATTTTGAAGAAGGAGATACTATTACTGGTGATGATAGTGAGGCAGTATGGGAGATAGGAACCTTTGACACTCTAAATAATACTAATAGCAATTATGATAGAAATAGAGATTTTGAAGATGCTGGTGACGATATAGTTGACTGGGCGGAAAGAAATCCTTTTGGTGAATATGGTAATCTTACAGGTAGTATCTGATGTTAGGACAACATTTTTATAACGAAGCAATTAAAAAAACTGTAGTTGGATTTGGTACTCTTTTCAACAACATTGAAATTAGAAAAAAAGATCCAGAAACTAATGAACTTTTGGAAGTGGAAAAAGTTCCTATTGCTTATGGTCCTAAGCAAAAATTTCTAACAAGAATTGAACAAAATTTAGATACTACTTCTACAAGAAGAGTTGCTATCGTTTTACCTAGAATTTATTTTGAATTATCAAATGTTTCGTATGATGGCTCTAGAAAAACTAGTCCAGTACAAATATAGAAATATCATTGATGAAAACGGAACGGAAGTTAAAGTTCAATATGTTCCAGTTCCTTATAATTTAGATTTTGAATTAGGCATCATTGCTAAAAATCAAGATGATGGATTACAAATTCTGGAACAGATTCTACCATTTTTTCAACCAAATTTCAATATCACTCTTAACATGATTCCAGACATGAATGAGAAAAAAGATATTCAAATTTGTTTAAATAATATTAATTACGAAGATGATTGGGATGGTGATTTTTTACAAAGAAGAACTATTATTTGGACTTTAAATTTTACTGCTAAATCTTATATCTATGGTCCATTCAATCAGGCTGATATTATTCGTAAAGCAATGGTTTACGAAACAGTTGGTGATTTGAATGAGTATAAGAGAAACGCTAAATTTACATATACACCAAAAGCACTTGAAGATAAGAACAACGATGATGTTATTAATGAGCAAGATGATTTGTTAGTTATGCCAGATGATGATTTTGGATTTAATGAAGGTATTGAACTTCTGTAAAATATGAACGAGTTTGAAAAAAATATGGAACAAATATTTGATATCGAAATTCAAGAATCTACAGAATCTCCTATTGTAGAACTACCCAAGAAAAAAGAAGATCCAGAAAAAGATTATGAATATACCAGAGGTCAGTTATACGACCTCATAGAGAAGGGTCAGGAGGCGGTACAAGGTGCCTTAGAGGTTGCTCAGGAGTCAGGGCACCCTAGAGCGTATGAAGTCGCTGTGAACGCTATGAAGCAGGTCTCAGACATGACAGATAAACTAATTGACCTACAGAAAAAAATGAAAGATCTTGATGCTCCTATAAAGGGATCTGGTCCAACTACAGTTAACAATACAATGTTTGTTGGTTCCACAGCTGATCTACAAAAGATGCTCAAAGAGATGAGTAAGAAAGAGTCAGAAGAATAAATAATAATAAAAATGCCTTATATTCGTCACGATATAGATAACAATCCAGTAGACCCACAACCTTCTTATAATGAAATTACTTTATATGATGGTACAGAAGGTTGGAGTGAAATTACATATAGTGTGTGGAATGGCGATTATGTAGCTAGAAATGTTGATAACACCACAAGAACTCCTGGAACTTATCAAGCTAGGAATGCTGATAACACCCCAAGAACTCCTGGTTCATATCAACGTCATGATGAAAACAACGATCCAATATTAGCATAATGGCACAGTATAGTAAGCATTACGAAGATTTCCTACCACAGGAAAAAACAAACTTTGAAGTAGTCATGCTTGCCGATAATTTCGGTAATCTAACTCCTGGTACTGGTTCTACAGCTTCCGATGCTTTTGGTAGATCAAGGACTTCTACTTTATTCACGCTCGGTGACTACAAGCACATCTATGCGGTTGATCCAAACTTCTTAGATAAGTTGGAGAATGGTGGCACTATTACATTCCCAGCAAATCAAGCAATGGGAACGTTAGCAACATCTTCAAACCCTGCTTCTCGTGCTGTTCACCAATCAAAATTCTATCATCATTATCAGCCAGGTAAATCACAACTGATTTTTAGTTCGATTGCTTTTGGTTATGCTCAGCAGAATGTAACCAAGAGAACTGGATACTACGATGATAGAGATGGAATCTATTTTGAGCAGGTTGGCGGTCCTACTGCTAACGGCACAGATAATGGCACATTAAACTTCGTGATTCGTTCATACGTTAGTGGTAGTGCTAGTGAAGCGACAGTAGGAACCTATAAGAGAAGAGTTCCTCAATCAGAATGGAATATTGATCCTTGTGATGGAACTGGTCCTTCCAAGTTTAACATCAATACTTCAAAAACTCAACTCATTTATATTGACTTCCAATGGCTTGGAGTTGGTAGAGTTCGTTGTGGATTTGTTCATAATGGGCAAATTGTTTTGGCACACGAATATTACCACTCAAACGTACTTGACGAAGTTTATATGTCAAATCCAAACCTCCCAGTAAGATGTGAGATTAAAAATACTGGAGCTACATCAGGTGGTTCAATGAAGCAAGTTTGTGCCACTGTAATGTCTGAAGGTGGATATATTGAAAGTGGTATTGACTGGACAACTAATTCTGGTTCTGCTAGAACTACATCTACTACTGCTGGAACAAGATTACCTCTTTTGGCAATCCGTTTAAAAAATACTTTTAAAGATTACCCAAATAGAATTACAGTAAGACCAAACAATATTAGCATGTATGTGTCTACTAATGATGTTTACTATGAATTAATTAAAGTTCCTGGTGTTTCCGCATTGACAACAACAGATGTTGGGGGTCTCGTATGGACTTCTGCTGATGATAGTAGTGGAGTTGAATATTGTAGAAATGCTACATCATTTGCTGTTGGAGCTAATTTAGATATCTTTGCTTCTGGTATTGTTGTAGCAGGAAACTCACAAAACTCATTATCTCCAGTTAATTCTGGCGAACTTACATCGGCAAAGAAAAATACTATTGTTCAAAATTTTGATTCAACTGATTCAGAAATATTTGTTGTATCGATAAGAACAATTGTTTCTACTGGCAATAGCACTGCTAGTGCTGCTTGTACTCTTCAATGGAGGGAGGTTTACTAATGAAAAAGAAAGTTCCCACCGAAAAAGAAATTGCCAAGAAACATGGTGTTGATGTTAAATATATCATATCTCAAGCAGAGGTTGGTTCTACTGTAGAGCGAGAGCATGTCACTACACATGAAGAAGCCTATGGTATTGCCCTCCAACATCTAGACGAATTCCCAGACTACTACAAGCACTTACTCAAGATGGAAAAGCAACTCAAAAAAGAATGGAAGAACGGTAAGAAGAAAACTTACAAAGATGTCAAAGAATCTATCAAACTTCACGAAAATCACATTGCTGTTGCTATGGGCAGAGAACTTGATGATGAAGGTGGTATGATCATGAGTCAACTAGATACGATTGAGCGTTCCGTCAATCGTTTACGTGAAGTTGTAAAAGATCCTAAGATGCAACTTCCAGGTTGGGTACAATCTAAAGTAACTCTTGCTTGTGATTATATCGATACTGCTTCTGAATATATGAGTGGTAAAAACGAAGAAGTTGTCTACGAAGAAGAAAAGAAAGAAAAGGAAGAAAAGAAATTTTGTAGACTTTGCCAAAAACCAGAAACGCAAAAAGAATGCTCCTACGGACCTAAAGCTTGGGAAAGATTTAGTGTTCCAATCCCCTCAGTTAAAAAATAATTGTGTGTATTTTGTAACTTGACGTTACACAATTTACCTATATAATAGATTACCGTATCAAGGTAAGACTTATGAATACTAAAACCTGCCCTAAGTGTGGGGCAACTTGGATCAATGATCAGCACTATTGGACTGGATCAAATAAAAAAGGCGATGAAACTGAACTAGCTTCTTTAGTTTGTGATAGGTTTGGAGATGGTACTTGTATCAATCCATGTAAAGGAACCACTAAAGGTGATGGTTGGGAACAGAGATTAAATAGCTTGGAAGATTTAAAGTACGATCATTATAAACGAAATTATGACAGATAATAATGTATATCTTGGTAATCCTTTATTAAAAAAAGCAAACGTTCCACATGATTGGACAAAGGAACAAATTCAGGAATACTTAAAATGTAAGGAGGATCCTGTTTACTTTGCTCTTAATTATGTGAAGATTGTTTCGGTTGATGAAGGATTAATTCCTTTTAGAATGTATGATTTCCAGAAAGAATTAGTCAATAGATTTCACAACAACCGATTCAACATCGCCAAACTTCCAAGGCAGACAGGGAAATCAACTGTTGTGGTTTCTTATCTGCTTCACTATGCTTTATTTAATGATAGTTCCAATATTGGTATTCTAGCAAACAAAGCATCAACTGCTAGGGATCTATTAGGAAGATTACAAACAGCATATGAGAATCTTCCTAAGTGGTTACAGCAGGGTGTTCTTGTTTGGAACAAAGGATCTATGGAACTAGAGAATGGTTCTAAGATCATGGCAGCATCTACATCAGCATCTGCTGTACGAGGCATGTCATTTAACATTATCTTTTTGGACGAATTTGCTTTCGTTCCAAATCATATTGCCGACGACTTTTTCTCATCTGTATATCCCACAATTTCATCTGGACAGAAAACAAAAGTTATTATTATTTCCACTCCTTATGGTATGAACCACTTCTATAAGTTGTGGGTTGATGCTCAAAATAAAAGAAACAATTATATTTGGACTGAAGTTCATTGGTCGGAAGTTCCTGGTCGTGATGCTAAGTGGAAAGAAGAAACAATTAAGAATACTTCTGAACGACAGTTCACTCAAGAATTTGAATGTGAATTTTTAGGTTCGGTTGATACATTAATTTCTGCTGCCAAATTACGCTCACTAGTTTTTGATACTCCTATTAGTTCAAATAAAGGTTTAGACATTTACGAAAAACCTCAAGATAAAGCAGAATACATCATAACTGCTGACGTGTCAAGAGGAATAGGTGGAGATTATTCGGCTTTTATTGTATTTGATATAACAACAGTTCCATATAAAATTGTAGCAAAATATAGAAATAACGAAATAAAACCTATGCTATTTCCAAATATAATTAATGATTTGGCAAGAGCATATAACAATGCTTATGTTCTTTGTGAAGTTAATGATGTCGGGGATCAGGTAGCATCTATTCTTAATTATGATCTAGAATATCCAAATGTTCTTATGTGTTCTATGAGAGGGAGAGCAGGGCAAATTGTTGGGCAGGGGTTTTCTGGAACTAAAACTCAACTTGGTGTTAAGATGAGTATTACTGTTAAAAAAATTGGATGCGCCAATTTAAAAGCAATTATCGAAGACGATAAATTATTGTTTAGAGATTACGAAATTATATCCGAGCTTACCACATTTATTCAAAAAAAACAATCTTTTGAAGCAGATGATGGATTTCACGATGATCTTGTAATGTGTTTGGTTATCTTTGCTTGGTTAGCAGTACAAGATTATTTTAGAGAAATGACGGACAATGATGTCCGTCAAAGAATTTATGAGGAACAAAAAAATCAAATAGAACAAGACATGTCTCCATTTGGATTTATTGTTACTGGTTTGGAAGGTGATGAAGGAATAGTGACTGATGGATCTCTTTGGGAGTATGGCGATACTCAAGAAGATGTTTCTTATATGTGGAATTACTAATGGAAATAGAAGATCAGTTTTCTTTAGATCATTTATTATTTGTCGAAAGACAATGTAGAATTTGTGGCAAAACAAAAGATCTTCTTTCTGATTTTTATTTGTCTAGAAAAAATAAAAGACCGTTTCCTTCTGCTTATTCTTATGAGTGTAAAGAATGTACAATAAAAAGAATAAGTATTGGTAGATCAACAACTACAATTTTAGATAGATGGGAGTATCCAGACTGGTAGTGTTCGTGTACTATTTCCCCTTTTGAAAAAAGCATTTTACTAAATATTTGTAGATCAAAATGAGTTCTTTAAAGAGGAGAAAAACATGGCAAGTCAAGTCTCGCCTGGTATTATATTAAAGGAGCGTGATTTATCTAATGCCGTAATTGTTGG